AGCCAATTACTCTGATGGTGGGATTATAAAGTGGCAACACCGAGAGATATAATTTTCGGGCCACGATCGTTCCATGTTTCTATGGATACGAATCAAGCGGGAGCAACAATGGCCTCGCGAAAAACTACAGCAAAATATGCAGCGATTATCGGTGCTTCGGTCTTTCCAGCCGGAAAATTAGTCCATGGCGGAAGAGCGGTAACGGGATCTAAAGCTTATAAAGTGTATGGATATGCTAAGAGACCGCTTTTGTCTATTGGTGTTCACCAGAAAATACGTGGTGCCACCACTGCGATGACTCTATCTAAGGCATATAGTAAAAGTTTGATAGCAGCTAGTGTTTTTAATTTTGGAAGAAACATAGCTCTAGCCCGTGCTCGAGAGTGGAAGCGTTTGGGGATCAATGTCTTTGGTCCTCCAGGGTCCCTCTTTTTGTATGATCATTACATGGAGCACAATATGGATGCTGAAGCTGAAATAGCTGCAGCGAAATCAGAACAGTCCCGGGTAGGCAGTAGTCTTCCCAGCAAGCCGAAGACCCGGGGCAAACATTCCTATCGTCCAGGAGCAGGAAAGAAATGTGCTCCAGGATACAAATTAATTAATGGTATGTGCGTTAAACAATGATCATGTTTATCGAACACGGTTAATCTTCACTGTCGCAAAGATTAACCAGTTAAAGGATGGTCCGTTTTAAGGTTGCGAAGCAACACCATCTATCATAACCTCGCCTACCGCGCGAGCGGGTTTTTTTGTTTCTTTTTTTTAAAAAAAGAATAAAGAGTTATATTAGACTCGTTTTTCCCACACCGCATGGGAAGCTATAGATGCTCGATTTGCGCATGCCGGTACGATACAATACATTTACCTCAGAATTATTGTGGTTTTTGTGGGGATTACACCCAAGTTGAATACAGTTGGTGGTAATATTCCCTGGACATGTGTTAGATGTTCCAGGACAACCAAAGGTTTTAGGAAAGGGAGAACACTTTGTTTTACCTGTTTATCTGCCGAGAGGAATCGTGATGGGTTTGGAAAATACCGATCCTGATTCTTGTATCGTTTGTTATCGATACCACTCAGCTTCACGATCTAGAATACGTAAACTCGTAATCGAAGAATCGTTTAGGCTTGGAGTTAAATCTTTTGAAATAAAGAAAACTTTATGTAAGAACCATCGGCACATCGGATTTAGCGCAAAGAGCCATGACCGTAGGAAGGCCGGAATACCTCTGGACGTTACGGAGGAAGGGGATGCGTCTCACAACCCCCTTCTTCCAACTTTTATTAAATCGGCTACGCATATACATCCCGATCATAAGGATGCTTCAGTGCGTAGACATTGGAAGTGGATGATAACTCATTTCTTCCAGAAGAAGTAGTCGAAACTATTATCGACCTTAGTTCTCGGTAGGGGCAATGCCGCCCCGTAGGAAGGCATGAATAAAATTCTGATTTTTTCACCCAAATTGGGTTGCTGACTCTTCTAGGGCATCGTGGGTGGGCTCTTTTAGTAAATATTATAAGAAAAGAGCCTCCGGCATGGTTTACATGACTAATAGTAACAAGATTGTTTCTTGCATCGCCAACAATACGTCCACTCAGGATTTGTATCTTGACACAGCCGCCGAGCTGAGCAAGATCGATAGAAAGAATCACAAGCAGGTTTCTGATAAAGGAGTACCACTTGTGTACGATCTTATGGTGTCAGTTACGATTCCTGTTAAGAAAAACTTAGTCGGGAATCCTAATACTGATTTACTGGGTTCTGTTACAGTAAAGACTGCACCATTGAATTGGCAAACACGCAATTCGGTAAGAATGGCACATTTTACTCGAGAAGATTTGAGAAAAGAAGCGGGTGTCAAGAAAGGTAGCATTGGTCGATATGCTCGCAACATTCGTTGTAATTTAGATCCGACCATGTACGCTATTGCGTACGATCCTAGTGCTAGCTTGGGTACTGCCACAATGCCTCAGAACCAGAGAATTTATGCCCAAAGAGAGATTAAATTTGATGGGATTAATGGTCTCGGGCACGCTGGTGAAAGGTTTGATGGTGGTACTTGGGATTATACTCAACTTGCACAGGTTGAATCAGGCGACGCTAATACAGCTGACCCGTTCTATCTGAATGTCTGCGAATCTCATAGTGCGGCAGCTCCTGGTCCCTATACTTATATTGGACTTCTTCAAGCGTATAATCAACGTAGACAGACAACTTTAGATGACTCTACGCTAACATCTGGAGGAGATACTCAGTTTATTGACAACGACTCACCGTTCTTTAGAATACCAGAACAAGATGTTTCAGAAGATGAATATGTTCAGATTACATTAGATGAACAAGATGAGCCGCCGTATGATCGTTCGATTGGTGTTAGCTCTGCTACAGCTGATAGTAAATATGCTCAACCCAGCGATTTCTTTCAGTTGACCACATACGAATCGACACATACTTTCCGTGTTCAAGCACCTCTTGGACTCTTAAAGTTCGAGCTTACTGATTTACTAGGGAGTGGGGCAGAGGAAGATGTAAGACAATTCTGTGCTTTCGAAATAGAATGTCTTGGTACCTACGAGATGTAAAGTCTATGACGGCGAAAATAAAACCAACAAGCGAGCAATTATGGTTCTGTTTAGGATTCATAATCGGCGCAGCGACTCATGAGCCAATTACTCTGATGGTGGGATTATAAAGTGGCAACACCGAGAGATATAATTTTCGGGCCACGATCGTTCCATGT